GAAGTCCGGTGGTCCTTGTCCTCACACGTCGAAGAGGTAAAACGTACCGACATGCAGTATTCGGCTGCCATTAAGAACAAATTAAATGAAAGCTGTGTTTTAGAGGAGTACACAGAACCTCTTGCCAACAAGAAGACTTTCAAGGCCCTCGAAGCTAACCCGTATGCGGTGCTTCACGACGAGGGTGATGGAAAGTGTTCTCTCAGCGGGCGGCTACGCGCCCGTGCGGAAAGGTTGGTAAAATTTTACGAGGAGTTGGGAATGACTCGTTCAGCTAAAGAAATTCCCCAGCATATAATATGCGGAGGGCTACGGCCAGCCGTAAGACAATGTTTCGTCGACCAGATTAGTCCTGTCGACGAACTGAGCTTTAAAACAATTCAGAAACTCGAGAAATCTTGTTGCAAAGAATGTGAACCCCGCTTCTTGGAGAAGCTCAGCCAATGGAAAGAAGCTAGATTCCAACCAGTTGCTGTTGACATGGAGCATTTAGGCCGTTTTCGAAAGGCCTTTAAGCAAAATGTTGAAAAGGGATGGGATCGACAACGTGCGCCTTTTATCCCGAACGGTAACGCTACCCGGCGATTCCGGAGAAGGGAAGGCGGAAATTGGAACGTGGAAGAATTTAGCGGTTCATGCCGCTACGAGCTAGTGTTTTCGTCGGGTAAACCCAGAGTTGTTACTTTATACTCTGCCGAGAATACACGTCGGCTCGCTCCGCTCCATTATTCTTTATACGACATGTTGAAAAGACGAGGGTGGCTGTTGGTAGGCGAACCGACCGACCAGCACGTTTCACGCCTTACAGGCGCTGCTTTTTTGAGTTTTGACTACTCTTCCGCGACAGACAACATCAAGCGGGAGTACGTGAAAGCAGCAGTTGAGGTATTGGAAGAACAGGCGGATCATCTTTCTGATGATGAGATACAGGCACTCCGAGTGCTATCGAATCTGGTGATTGATGGCAAGGAGACGTTTTCTGGTCAACCCATGGGATCAGTGATGTCTTTTCCATTGCTGTGCATAATCAACAAGACCGTAGTTGATATGGCACTTTCCGCTATGTTAGACAGGAAGGAGATTGGATTTAAAGAGTGGACAAGTCATCCCCTTTTGGTTAATGGGGACGATTTGTTAACCCGCGAAGTTCGGGGCAACACGGATCTCCGAGGTGAAGTGGTCAGACAAGGAAGTCAGGTTGGTCTCGTCGTGAACGAAGAGAAAACCATGGTCTCTGAAAGCGATGGAGAAATAAATTCCACCTATTTCCGAGATGGCCACAAGCAGAGAAA